GTGCAAGTTTTATTGGATTTGAATGACATGCAAGAAAGTTTGAAATCAAATGGCTATACAAATCGTAAATTGGCAACACGTTTCAAAGTAACTCATACAACGGTGAACAGTTATTTTAATAAACAAGGAAAATTTGATTTTATGCATTTGGTGGACGCGCTGAAACTATATAAACCTAAAGATATTGATTTTAGAAGGAAATGCATCAAAGAGTGTATACCTACATTGTCACATAAAAATTTAAAGTTAGCGTTAGAAGTGTTAGATATGTTCGGAGAATATGAACTTCAAGATGCAGTAATGCAACAAATAATGAGCTTTAAAACCGATAAAGATAAAAAAGAAAAGAAAAAAGGTAATTCGAAAACTGTACGGGTAAATCTGAATTTGGTTCCATTATACAAAACATTACGAAAAAGAAGCGAAAATATTATAACTCCTAAGATGTTCTTTGAAAAAGTTGATAAAATGAGAAAAAGTCAAAAGTATACAGATAATGAACTGGTAATAATATCGGTACTGAATACAATATATTCTTTTTTTGATCTAGGTAATTACAAGATGGTTAATGAATATATTCAACAATTATTACCTGACATTTTGGGAATCAAATGTCATACCTTAAGAGATTCGCTTCTATTAAGAATTAAGGAGATGAAAATTTTCGTTACACTTCACGAAAATAATTTAGAAGAATCACGGGAATTATGTTTTGAAATCATAAATGATCAGGCTAATTGTTATGTCAGCACAAAAGCAGTAGCATATTGCAAAATTGGAGAAAGTTATGTTTTCTCTAATTATCAAAATGCAAAAGAGTACATGGAGCAATCACTAAACGTTATTGGAGATCCTGTGAACAAGAAGTTAGAAGTAAGAAGAGAGAAAGTACTTAATACCCTATTATTTTTAAGAATATATCATAAGAAAGATTTAAGTACCATTAACCTAGGAAATTTAAATGATGCCGAAAAAGCGTTTTTATATGTAAGGCTAGGTGAAAATCAAAAAGCAATTAAAATATTGCGAGCTTTACAAAATAAAAATGGGTATCTTAGTAGTTTTCAACTGTATTATATGGGGCTTGCAGTTGGAGGGGAAGAAGGGAAAAAGTACCTAGAAATGTCTATAGAAAGTTTTTCTAAATCAGGTGATTTTTTCTATATTTTTCTACCGAAAACAGCCTTGGAATGTTATAATCGAATTATACATTAAAGGTGGTGAAACACTTGAAAAATAAGCTTGTAAAAATAGTTATAACTATTGCTACTGTAGCTTGTCTTTCTATCACAGCTTTTCAAGTGACAGAAAAAGATAAGGTGCAAAATGCTAAAGAACAAAAAACAACTCTATACATGATTGATCCAGGCCCCGGAGGCGGATAATTAATATAATATTAGAAATGACACTATCAAATAGATAGTGTCATTTCTGCTTTATAGGGAATGGAAACATTTTGACTGAAACGACAAAAACTTTCCACTAAAAAGGTTTACATATAATAAACGGGATGTAGGGGGAAATTATGATGATGAAAGAAGAATTAGCAAAGGAATTAATGGCGAAGTGGTTGTTAGAGAATAAGGGGACTAAAGCTGAAGAGGTTTTAAAAGAAATCACTACTCATACATATACAGAAACAAAATTAAAAGAAGCTAACTAAGTGGTAAGCTTCTTTTAATTTTGTTTTTTAGTGAAATTCACGTACATTGCAGCTTGCTTCCAAGCATTTTCTTGTTCTTCTTTAGGAAGGTCAGCTACCAATTCTATAAATCGTCTAGCCATTTCATTAGCAGTTTTGTCTTCTTCTTCAGTTAAACGTGGATCTGAAGATCTTCCTAATAAATAGTCTGTTGAAACACAAAATAAATCAGCGATAGAGTTTAATAAACTCATACTAGGTTCAATTCGGTTATTTTCTAAATGTGAGTATGTTGCTCTTGATATGTTTAATACGCTGGCTACATCGCCTTGCGTACGCTTGCCCCTCAGTTGTTTTAATTTCTCTCCAAAAGTCATTTTTAATTTTCCCCTCTCAGTAAATCCTTAATTACATTATAGATACAAATTTTATCACTTTAAACCCCTTTTCACAAAAATGATAAAAAATTTATAAATTTTGTTGACGATAAAAATTTTATCATTTATACTGAAGTCAACAAAGAAACGCGAGTTGAAATGGAAGGTGGTTAAATGAATAACATCTTAAGAAATGAAAGGAAAAAGATGAAATTCACACAAAAACAATTAGCTGAAAAGGTTGGTGTTTCAACGGTTTATGTTCGTAAGATAGAAGGCGGATATATACCGAGACCAGATATAATGGTTAAGTATCAGGATGTATTTAACATGAGTGTGAAAGAACTGTTTCCTGATTATTTTTCGGTATTTAATGATAAAAAATTTATCATTTGAATAAAGGAGGAATAGAAATGGATTCGTTACAAGTTTTGCAAAATCCAGTAAGCGAGTTTGTTTTTACAGAAAAGAATAAAGTAGTTACGGATAGTTTGACAATGGCTCAAATGTTTGGGAAAGAACATAAAAATGTAATGCGAGATATCGAAGTCCAACTAGAAAAATTATTTGAGGCGAATGAAACAGAATGGGGGCAGCTCAACTTTGAGCATACCCAATACCAGCATTATCAAAATAAGCAATGGTATCCAAAGTTTAATCTTACAGAAGATGCGTTTGCGATTGTTGCAATGAGCTACATAACAGCAGAGGCAATGAAAATGAAAATTAAATTTTTACAAGAGTTCAAACGGATGAAAACATTTATTCAAAATCAGAAAAAGAATGCTCCTGAAAATACATTCGATCAAATTCAGCTACTTGCTTTAGGAACAACAAAGATAAATGAGCGAGTTGAACAATTGGAACAAACAGTTAACCAACGTATGACAGTTGACTATAGTCAACAACAAGCAATAAGAAATGCATTAAATCGAAGAGTGTACAAGCTTTGGGATGAAGGGACAATTAATCAAGTTGTTCATGACAGTAGAAAGAAACTTTTCTCAGCAGCATGGAGAGATGTGAAGTCAGCATTTGCTGTAAATAGTTATTGCAACATCTTGCAGAAAGATTTCAACGAAGCAATCTCATACATAAATGCATGGCGACCAAGGTTAGTATGATTATCTATCTTTAATATAATTTGGCTATTTTGAAAGGAGCAGAACGGAATGGGATTAGATCAAATCATTAAAGAATCAATTCGCGAAGTTGTCCGAGAGGAAATTCAAGCAGCATTAGCTTCATTTCAACAACAAGCACAACCAAATAAAGTAATGAGAGTGAAAGAAGCGGCAGCTTATCTAAACATAGCAGTTTGTCGAGTGTATGAATTAGCAAACCACCCACAATTTCCAGTAATTAGGGATGGGCGAAAACTACTTTTCCTACAAAAAGATTTAGAAGCTTGGCTTGAATTACAAAAGGAGGTGATTTAGTGGAAGATACAACATCGTTAGTTGTATTCGCAATGTTTATCGCATGCAGTGCATGGCTACTATACATCACTTACGAACCAATTAAAAAATGGGCTTGGAGTGACGTAGTACAAAATGAAAAGACCCACGGCAATGGGTCCTTTAAGAAAAAAGATTTGTTATAAGTATACCACGGTAAGTCAGGAAATAGAACATTAGTTTTACGCAAAGGAGTGAAGGGCATGAACAACAAGGTATTACAAATAGGTCAAATAAATTTTCGTGGCAATGTTATAGACCATGGATGGTTTAAGACACTTACGTTAGATAATGGCAAACCTAATATTGTTGCAATTACTATCTTAGGGGAATTCGTTTATTGGTATAAACCTACTGAAGTAAGAAATGAAGAATCTAGTCAAGTTCAATATAAACAAAAGTTCAAGGCAGACATGCTTCAAAAGAGTTATCAACAATTAGCCGATTCATTTGGATTTACAAAAAGGCAAGTAAAAGAAGCGTGTGACTTTTTAAAAGAACGTGGTCTTATAAAAATTGAATTTAGGACGATTGTTGTTAACGGAACAAGATGCAATAACGTTATGTATGTTGAACCTATACCCGAAATAATTCAGAAAATATCCGTTATGTATTGGGGAAACGACACCCCTCCTACATTGAAACGTAATAGCCCTATTACATCAGAAAGTAAGAGGGTCTTACATTCTAAAGGAACACCCTCTTACGATGAAACGGAGGAGGCTCTTACATTAGAACGTAAGACAAATACAGAGATTACTACAAATATTACTACAGAGATTACTACAAATATAAATGATGATGATAACGCTACTTCGTCTCAGAAATTAATTGATCAAGAATTTAAAATCAGTTACAATTTTTTACTCAAACAGGGAATTCCATTAAGTGAAATTGCAATCCAAGAATTAGGTGAGTTTTGTGACAGATTCGGTAATGAATTAATTACTCACGCTGTTAATAAAGCAATTGATGAAAATGTACCAAAATGGAGATATATCCGCAGTATTTTAAGTAGTTGGGAAAAGGCAAAAGTAAAAACACTAAATGATGTCGCTGCATTAGATAATCGATTCGAAATGAGTAAGAAAAACAATAAACGTACTGGTAAAGTTTACGTAAAAAGAACAGAAAATGTACCGGACTGGTTACGGGAACAAGAAGAACAGGAGCCAATACAGCAACCTCAAAGTGATGACAATCAGAAACGTTTTGCTGAGATATTAAACAAATATAAAAATACTAAAGGGGAGTAAGGTATGAAAAACACAGGCGTTACAAGAAAAGTGGATGAGCTAGGGTGTGTAGTAATTCCGGTTGAGTTACGCAGAACTTTGGGGATTGCTGAAGGTACAGCATTAGGATTTCATGTTGAAGGGGAAAATATCGTTTTAAGAAAACATGAAAAGTCATGCTTTGTAACGGGTGAAGTTTCTGAATCAAACATGGACTTGCTAGATGGTCGGATGTTTTTAAGTAAGGAAGGTGCAAGTAAGTTGCTGGGCGTCATTGAGAAGAGTGGGATTGTAAATGCCTAAACAACTCAATATTTTCGATGTAGAACCGGAAATTTGTCAGTTCGATGTAATGAAAGCGAATGTGAAAAGGGGAACTGGACGCACTACATATGCAGATGTACGCGTTCATGTTCCAAAGAATGCAAAGTGTACAGATGAGTTACCATGTAAAACGGAACCAGATGATCGTTATGAATTATTTGAACAATACGCAATAGCAATTTGGCGATATGAGCGATCAATTGATAGTTCATGTAATTGGGAAACCGCAGAAGAACTGTGTAAGGCAGCACGAGATAAAAAGGAAGATATTCCAGTAAGGATTTATTTAGGAAGTGGCTTCAAGCCAGACGTCGTTAAGTATATGAAGTGAGAAAAAGGGAGAGGAACATATGAAGAAAGAAATCGATGTTAGCAGCAACAAGCTTTTAATAGTGAAGGACGGAAATGTAACAGCAGTAAATCCACCAATGAGCGGATTTGGTGAGCAAGTCGCGGTTTGGATAAACGGTAAAGTTGATCGTGTGGATACTAAGTTCACTGAAAAGATAAAATAATCATTTTTAGAAAGTAGGTTCGCTTATGAGTGTAGCAAGAAATCATGAAGCGATGAAAGAATCGCGTTTAAAAATATATATCGCTTTAGAAGAAGCTAACTTCATTTGGGATGAAAGAGATGTAATTCGTTTTCGTGAAATGTGGAATCAAGGTGTGAGTTTACCAGAGATGGCAGAAGAACTAAGGAGACACCATGCTGAGGTTGCGCTTCTAGTAATAGATCAGGCTGATAAGTATTTAATTGAAAATCGTCCGAAAGGATTAGGAATTTGCTAAATAGGAAGGGGAAAACAAAATGAACTTAACTAAAATATTTGAAATGCAAAAGGTGTTAGATACAAGAATCGTTAAGGAACATGGATTGGAAGGGAAAAATTTGTTTTACAATATGATCCTTGCTCTACAGGTTGAAATTGGAGAACTTGCAAATGAAACAAGATGCTTTAAGCATTGGAGCAATAAAGGTCCTAGTGAAAAAGAAGTCATTTTAATGGAATATGTAGACGGATTGCACTTTATAGCATCATTAGGAAATGGTATTGGATTTAAACCTGAAAAGTATAACTTAGCAATGTTGGAGCTTAAATCAAGAGTTTACGCATCAAATTCGTTAGTCAATCAATTTAACAATGTATATGAAGCTGTATCGGAATTTCGTGCAACTCAAGATATCGAACTGTATGAAGAGTTATTATACTCCTTCTTAGGATTAGGTAGAAAATTAGGATTCACATTTGAAGAAATTGAACAAGGCTATTACAAGAAGAACGAAGTAAATCATCAACGCCAGAATAACGGGTATTAAGAGATGAAAGGTATATGCATAGATGTAGACCATTCAGCGCTACTGGGAATAAATGAAGAATATTTTTTATTCCCAGCAAAGCCAAATCATTACTTTGTCAGCAAATTTGATCGTAAAGAATCGCATTTTGGATGTTATCCAGCAGAGAGATTTCAAGTGGTGGAAAAAGAGGTTTGGACACCAGAACCGCAAGATAATACACCTAAATTAGATAAAAGTTTATTTTATAGAGCGCAACTGATTTGGCGAACAAAAGGTTATAAAAATAAACCGCTTAAGGATTACATTATAAAGCCTAAAGGTAATCATTGTTTCTTCTGGCATGATCGTGAACGCAAAAAATTATGTGGATGTTTTCCAATACATTGGTTTGCTAATTTTGAGGAATTAGCAGTAGAGCGAGAAGAAGTTAAAGAAACACCAGAGCAGGTACTTGTTTCATTGTTAGAAAGACCGGGTGGGCAACTAGCATTCTTTTAAAATTTGAATTTTATTAAGAAATGGAATGAGGTAGTTAGCTATCCAGGGATATAGAAATTCCAGAAGAATAAAACAATTTGTATAACTGAATGGTTAAAGCAAAAGATATACAAATGTCATTTATTATACAAGGAGAAATATGGATGAGAGACATTCTATTAGTGATACTGGCTGTATTTTTAATATTTATAGTCATACCTCTTGCTATATTTGTAATGAGTTGAAACCAATTAGAACAAAAGCATTAATTTATTGGATTGTTATAAGTTTTGATTTTGTGTAAATATACAGAAATGATTGAAGATAAACCCTGTACTTTCCTCCTATAGAAAGTACAGGGAGCTGAGTTCTTGGGATGGTGAACACCAGCGAATAAATAATAACATGAGTATTTAGAAAAAACATTGAATAAATGTTTACGTTTTTTCAAATAACAGTAAATTGGTTTAAGACGAACAAAATAGTTATTTTATAACCAAAAATAAAAGAACCCGTTTGTTATAAACGGATTCTTCACACAAGGTCTGCAAGAAATTCAAGGTAACTGGACCAGAGCACCATATAGAATTTCTTGTGATATTAATGTATTCAAGGAAGTCTAAAACGTTAATAGTAATTTAACAAAATTCTTATTTAAAAGCTAAAGAACGCCTTGTGGAGCGCTCCTTATGCCTAATTATAAATGCTTATGTTCGTTCTTAGATTCATTTCTTGCTTGGAGGAATAAAATGCTCTTAAACAAAGTTTAGATAGACAATACAGCCAATAATTACAATATAATACATCGCACAAAAGAAGATTAAAATGTATTTTAATGCCTTGTTCATATTAGTACCGTCCTAAAAGAGAATTATTTGGATTTTAATATGGTGTGTAAAAAAAAGTGCATTTATACAAGGGACGGGTAGCTAGTACAAGTAAAACAAAATCCTTATTTGGACGCATAAGAAAAAAGACAACATCCGAAGAGGATTGTTGTCTCAACAAAAGTGAAATTTTATGAAAGAAAAGAGAAGATACAATAATATATGCTTGTCCAGTTTAAATGTGAAAAGATTTTAAAATTAAAGAGCGCCTTCCAAGGCGCTCTCTGACCAAAACTAATATTGAAAAAGGATACCCAAGATATTGTATGTATGGTTTTTAGATAGGTGCAGTTTTATAACAAAATCGTTATTTTAATTAAAAGAGCAGCTAGCAAAAGCTAACTGCTTGTTAAAAAAGAATCCACTCTAGGTTATTTACTGCCAGAGTTTCAAGAAATAAATGATTAAATTAATTTAATTTTTCAATTACAATCGAAGCATTTATATTTGTTTGTGTTCCACCTGCTAAAGTCTGCAGAGTAACCGCAGCAGCGGAAGTATGATTATTAAGGGTAATAATATCACCTGCGGCTAAAGAGAGAATTGTTTGCCCATTGTTTTGCTGAGTTCCTGCACCTGATCCATAAACTGCGTTGGTAACTGGAGCACCATTTAAAAAGAGCGTAAATTGATTAGGTTCAACTCCTGATACAGAAAAAGAAATCTTATAATCTCCTGCATTAAGAACCATTAATTGAGAAGTTCCCAGTGTATGAGTAAAACCAGATGTCATTCTACCATGTGAATTAAAAAGAATAGGTGCTTCTAAGGCAACAACTTGAGCTGCTGTATTGAAAACATAAGCATAATGAGATAACCCAGATACTGTAAGACCGGTAGGCCCAGGAATGCCTTGGATGCCTTGGATACCTTGAAGCCCAGTTGGGCCAGTCGGGCCGATAGGTCCAATAAGTCCCGGATTACCTTGAATACCTTGGATACCCTGAATTCCAGTCGCCCCAGTTATTCCAGTGGGTCCAATAGGACCAATAGGCCCCGGATTACCTTGAATCCCCTGAATCCCCTGAATCCCTTGACTGCCTTGAGGTCCAGTGGGGCCAGGAATCCCTTGGATACCTTGAAGTCCGGTTGGTCCTGGTGACCCAGAAGGTCCAGTGGGGCCAGTCACTCCGGTTGGTCCTGGTGGTCCCCCAGAAGGTCCAGTGGGGCCCGTTGGTCCTGGCGGTCCCCCGGAAGGGCCGGTAGGTCCAACAGCTCCAGAAGGTCCAGTTGGACCTACAGAACCAGGAATGCCAGGAATCCCTTGAGGGCCGGTCGGACCAGGAATCCCTTGAATCCCTTGAATGCCAGGAATCCCTTGAATGCCAGGAATCCCTTGAATTCCAGTGACCCCTGTTATTCCAGTGGGTCCAATAGGACCTTGAATGCCAGGAATGCCTTGGATGCCTTGGATACCTTGAATTCCCGAAGGTCCAGTTGGACCAATAGATCCAGAAATCCCAGGAATCCCTTGAGGTCCAGAAATACCTTGAGGCCCAGTAGGTCCCAGGCTACCTTGAATTCCAGTAGGCCCGGTAGGTCCCCGAGGTCCACCTGAAGGTCCGGTAGCTCCAGTAGGTCCCGAAGGCCCAGTAGCACCGGTTAATCCAGTAGACCCGATTTGGGGCAACGGAAAGGCACATGGAAATGGGATGTGACATTTCTTTTTAAATTTACTCATTTTTATACCTCCGTTATAAACTAACTAGTCAATTTATATTTATACTTTAACAACTTATGAGCAAGCAGACATATGGGTGTAAGGAAAAAACTATAACAATCATATGAAAGGTTTTAAGAGTAAGCCTCTATTTCACATTCCAAACCAAAAAGAGCACCATATATAAGTGCTCTTCTGACCAAAACTCTTAATGTAAAAGAGTATGTGATACCAAATGTAATTTTTTTATGGACGTGAAGTATTTGAACAAAAACGCTATTTTACACAACAAAGCAGCTAGCTGAAGTAGCTAACCGCTCTATTGTACAATTTTAGAAGTTTCACTGGATACAGATATATGTTGTAACAAAAAGTTACAACTATAGTATAAGTGAATATCAAAATATTATGCAGGAAAGAAAACTAAATTAAAACTTCATTTTGTACAACAAAGCAGTCAGCCTAATTGGCTAACTACTTGTTGTATAAAGGAAAATTAGGCCCTACAAGTAAATGATATGTAACTTTAAGTTACAGCTATAGTATAAGCAGAATTTAAAATATTATGTGGAAGTGAAAATAATCTTAAATTTTAGAGCAAAAGGGAGTTGGATAATGGAGTTAAAGGAGTACGCCATTTATAAGGGTGAATCGCTAATATGTATCGGAACTATACAGGAATGCGCTCAACATTTGAGCGTACTTCCTAAGACAATCCTTTTTTATAAAACACCATCTTATATAAAGAGAGTAGCCAGCAGAAAGAAAGCGCGTAATTATTTAACTGTTACAGCGTTAGATGAGGATTAATACAAAAATTTCATTTTGTAGAAATAAGTAAATTAAAAAAGAGCACCATGCATAAGTGCTCTTTAAGATAGGAGGTAACACTTTGAGCTGGGTCTAGGTTAGAAGTATATGGTGTGAAAAAAGAAATAAGACCTGAATTTTATTATTAACTCAATATAAAAGAGCAGTTAGCAAAAGCTAACTGCTCGGCCCAAGGTAATAGACGTAGAGTGGGTATTAGTAAAATCGGAAGTCGGCTATTCACCAGCCTGTTTACAGTGTAACCAAGATTTTTAAATGTATTCCCTCTTTAAAGACCTTATTCAAACGGTGTTCTTTAAAGAGGGAGTGGAGCAATGAAAAAGAATACTTTTCCTTTAATATGAGATGAATTTTTAATTCTCAATAATATATGAGCATTAAGACAAAAATGTGTAATTAAAAGAGCAGCTAGCAAAGGCTAACTGCTCATCCAAGGAAAACAGAGAAAAGATTACCATGTATCTAAAGTATTGACGAAATATTGAGTTTTATTCAGGGTTGGTTCCAAAAAAATGACATGCCACCAAAATATAAAATTATTAAAAGGACAATTACTATGAAAGCAATTAAAGAGATTTTCTTCCAGGGATTTTTCATTAGTAGAACTCCTTTATGAAGAATATTAACACTTTACCGGAATCTGAACAAAATAATCCTTTGAATAGAAAGTGAGGTTAGGAGAATGGCTAATTTAAAGAAACGGAAAACAAGAAAAGCGATTGCTCGTCGTGCGAAAGACGTAGATAAATACCAAGTTAATAAAGCTTGGAGGAACATATTTGTACAAGCAGGTATTATCAAGTAAATGAAAATCGAATATCGTCCGGCTAGAAAACTAGAGGACACCAATTCATTAAAGCAGCAATTATAGCTGTTTTATGAATAGGTGTCCTTTTTATTTTGAAAAGGGAGATGGGGATATGAAGGTGCTAAAGGATCAGCTATGTGAGTGGAAAAAGCAATCAAAACAAGCAAAGAAGAAAGGCAAGAAAAAGCGAAAAGAGAAATTTAGTACTCGTGAAATTGAAGAGTTAATGGGAGTTCATGGACCACGTTATGAACGTAGACGTGGAGCATTAAGACAAAAATAATAATAATGGAGGAATTTAATATGAATAAACAACTATCATTTAAAATGCCAATCGTGGATGGGAAAAGAACAAAACAAGAAATTGAAAAAGTATTTATTGAGTATCGTACATACTTAGCGACAATGCCATGTGATATGCTGCCAAAAGTGACGCCATCATATTCTATTGTTCCTCCATCAATTACAAACGAGTTTAATAGTTCAACTGAAAATATTGCAATTGAAAGAATTGAGTATGAACAAGAAAGAAGTAAATTTATGAGTTGGTTGTATGATGCTGTGAATCGCCTAAGAGATGATGAACGTGAGGTAATCGTGAAGTTTTATATGGAAGATGACATTGGATATGACCCAGATATCTGGATGGATTTAGGTATAGGTAAAACAAAGTATTACAAGTTAAAAGGTCGTGCGATATTGCGTTTAGCTTTTAATCTAAAGAAAGAGGTATTTCAAAAAACACGTAGACAAAAAGAGGGGCAAAGTGTATGAACATTGTACAGCCAATTCGAGATAAAGAAATAATACAAGAAATAAAGGAATTCTATAAGAAACAGAATGAGAGGAACTACATTCTGTTTCTTCTTGGCATTAATACAGGGTTCAGAATATCGGATATATTGCGTTTACGTGTTAGGGATGTTGAGGGATGGAATATCGTAATACGTGAAAAGAAAACTAGGAAGATCAAAGATGTGAAAATGCCTTCAGAACTGAAGAGAGCTATTAGGAATTATACAGAAGGAAAAGCGAAGAATGAATATCTGATTAAGAGTAGGAATGGAAAGAATAAACCGATTACTCGTACGATGGCTTATGTAATATTAAATCAAGCTGCAGAAGAATTTGGTTTAGATCGTATAGGGACTCATTCACTTAGAAAAACATATGGATATCATCATTACAAACAATTTAAAGATGTAGTTGCCTTGCAAAAGATGTTAAATCATACAGATCAGAAAGAGACTTTAAGATATATAGGGATTGAACAAGATACATTAAATGATTATCAGAGAAAATTTAAGATATAAGAATATATTTTAAATGGTAACTTATATTCTCAATATTTCGGTTATTTAGTTGCCAAAAATAACCGAAAAGGGTAAAATAGTTGCAAAGGGTAGAACCTTAAATTTAAAATGAGGTGTTGCTTATTATGGATATCGGTGTGCCAATCGATGTGAAGAAATTTATTAATAAAGAGATATCTAAAGGAGTCAGGAGACAAATTGTCCCATTGATTCAGCAAGCCTATGAATTAGTGGATGCTTCCATAAAAGATATTTCTTTTTTACAATGGGCTTTAGGGAAAAAGCATATAGGGTATCTTGACAATATAGCTGCTCAGTTTACCTTATATGAAGCAGCAAATAAGGGCATACTTAAGGACATTACAACTCAAATTGTACCTAATAAAAACAAATCAGCTTACCATGTCGAACTGCAAACAGAGAATGTAGTTATTACAATAAATAGAGTGCAAAGTAAAGATAAAACAGCGAGAAAAGCGATGTACAGATCTCTGTTACAAAGAGACAATCAGTATTATATTAATTTTGATAAACAAGAAATTTTTGAGGAACCCGGTTATTTAGAGCTTACACATCATCAAATTAATAGAAGGGTTGCTTTTGTAAATTTAGGAGTTCCTGATGGAAGTGGAAAATGGTTTAGTTGTATTGATCTTACTAAAGAATTACATCTAGTTGGCACATCAGAAGAAGATAAACAGAAGAATGAAATTTCAAGAGAACAATTAGTTAGATTTAAAAATTTTGCCCAAGGAGTGCACGAAAATGGGGGTAAGAATTAACGTAAATAGATCCTTTTGTCCTGATAAGTTAAAAGAGGGCCGCGAATCAAGAGGATTAACAATAAGAGAACTGTCAGAGAAAATTGGGTTGAGGACTCATCAAGCTCTCTCCAAATATGAAAATGGTAAATCAATACCGCCTGCTGAAGTTCTATTAAGCATCATGAATATATTAAATCTTCCATATGATTACTTTTTTGAAGATGGATATAGGCAAATAGAAAAAGAAATTGTGTATTTTAGAAGTAAAGCTAATGCAACAGCAAAGTTAAAAAGAATTCACGAAATCAAGATATCATGGTTAATAAGTATATTTGATTATTTGGAGACCATATTAGAATTTCCAAAATCTGATCTTCCAGAACCAAATATAAACCATCAAGAACACTTTATGCCTACAGATTTTAATGATATTGAAAATATAGCATCTGAATTAAGAAGGCAATGGGATTTAAATGAGGGGCCGATTTCAGATATTACACATTTATTTGAAAAGCATGGAATAGTAGTAAGTCTGATAAAATCTGAGAACTTTGCAATAGATGCTTGTTCTAGGTGGATTGGAAATAAACTTTTTATACTTGTTGGTAATGAAAGGTCTACTCCTTCAAGAATAAAGTTTACCTTAGCGCATGAATTAGGACATTATCTATTACACAAACATGTAAAAAAAGAAGACTTTAATAAAAAAGAAGTTTATAAGCGTATGGAGGATGAAGCTAACTATTTTGCATCTTCGTTTTTAATGCCTGCTAAATCTTTTTCAGAGGAACTTATTAGTCATACATTAGATTACTACTTACTTTTAAAAAAGAGATGGCAGATTTCTATACAAGCTATGATATATCGTTCAAGAGAGCTAAATATAATAAATGATTATCAAGCAAGTTATTTGTGGAAGCAAATAGCGAAAAAAGGTTGGAGAACTCAAGAGCCGTATGATGATTTATTACAAAGTGAATCACCATTATTATTAAAAGAAGCAATTGATTTAATTATAGATAATCACGTTAAGACGAAGAAACAACTGTGTGAGGAAGTTAGATTATGTCAATCAGATATAGAGGCTATAGTAAATTTACCTATAGGATATTTAGATGAAAACAAAGGAAAAGGAACGGTTATTTCTTTTAAAAAAATTTAAGCATGAAGATGAAAGGGATGGAATAAAAGGTTTGTAATTTTATTCCATCCCTTTTTTATCGTGTAGATAATTCGGATTTATATAAACGTAATTAAAGTTGAATGAAATTTGTGTATAAGCTTGCTTTTTTCAGAATTAGCTACAAAAGAAAAGTGTCAAATTCATTTATAGCAAGTGTGGAAAAGCTTGATAGCTCTAAGAAGAAACGATAAGGACTAATTTAACACAATCTAGTTTATAGCTAATTCATTTTTAAAGATTATTAGACGTAAATAACAGAAATATGGCAGAAAACCTTTGAATTTTTTGTTTGATTTTTAATGGTTGCTTTATTAAGGTATGATATTCATAATTTAATATATAAATGAAAAAGGGGGAGAAACAATGAGTAAATTGAGTAAATTGCCGAAGCTGCATGCAGAAGTTTTTGATTGTCCGCATTGCAAATGCACAACTAAACATTATTGGTATTTTTTATCTGGTAAAAATGGGAAATTATCATTTCTTACTTGGATGATGCATAATTCACGCCCTAAAATGGTTTCAAATCAGGTTGATCCAGATGGATATATAGCTACAGAGACTAGTATAAAAGTTGAAAAGGATAAGATGGAAGGAAACTGGGAGTTAGGTATAAGTGTTTGTTCTATCTGTAAGCAGTATGTGTTATGGAGAGATGGAAATATAATTTACCCTAATAAACATGGTGTAGATGACCCTAATCCCGATATGCCAGAAGCGGTGAGTGTTTTATATAATGAGGCAAGGAGTATCGTACAGCTTTCACCTAAATCAGCTTGTGCATTGCTTAGGTTGGGATTAGAAAAACTTCTTGTACATTTAAAATGTCCAGAAAAAAATAATATTTATAATAATATTAAACTGTTAAAAGAAAGAGACAATATCAATGATGTTGTTTTTGATGCACTAAACGCAGTAAGGTTAGTTGGGAATAATGCTGTACATCCAGGGAAAATAAATATAGATGATGACCCTAAAATAGCTGGTACACTATTTTGGTTGTTAAATTTCATTGTAGAAGAACTTATTTCTAAACCAGCTAAAGTAAGTGAATTTAAAAAATCACTTTTTTAATTTTACTAAAAGAAAATACGCGAACTATTCGCGGACAATTTGCGAACTATTTACGGACACGTTTTGGTTTTTAACATGATATATTTGTATTGTGAGAAGTGGCGGAAAACACAACTCACTATGTTGTTCTTAAATTTCTAAACGGTTCGTAATGACGGCACATAAAATCCGAAACCAGCAGATGGTAGTGATTGAATGATACCGTTATTAAGGAGAGCTTGTGCTCTTCTTTGAGCTAACAACATCCTAGGTAGATGGAATGAGGGAGACCTGATAAGTTTGCCGATAGTGTCTGTCGTGATTGTTAGCTGAGAGAAGAATAAAACTTCACATACCGTAGTTGAAAAACAAATAAGTAAATGATAAAAAAGCATCCGTTCGGGTGCTTTTTATTTTGGAGGAATGAAGGATGGAAAAACAAAATATTGTTTCAGCTCAAATCGATATTGATACGACAGAAGCAAAAGCGAATATAGAAGAACTTACATTAGCTATCAATGAATGTGTAAGTGCATTCGAGAAGTTAGAAAAGGTTATGAACAAGTATGCTAGGGTAGTTGAAACTGTTGAATTATATTGTGATGGTGAAGTCATAGCTCAAACGACAGTTCAAGACAATGACTGAAAACGTAAGCAAACAACAACGAAAGTTCTACGATAAATACAAACGGGATAAAGAAGCAAAGAAGTTCTATGACAGCACAGCTTGGCGAAGGTGTAGAGAGCTCGCACTGATACGAGACAGCTACCGTTGCCAAGAGTGTATGAAGCATGAACCATTGATACCAGTATCTGCTGATATGGTTCATCATATCAAAGAAAGAAGTGAATATCCTGAGCTTACATTAACATTAGATAACTTAATTAGTTTATGTAATGCATGTCATAACAAAGAACATCCTGAAAAGGGTGGAGGGAAAAAGAAAAGTAAAAGAAAGATTCAGTTCGTAAAAGTAAAAGCGAACAAAGAATTTATATAGCCCCCTCCTTTTATTGTTGAGAGCCGTTTCCGCCCAGACCGGATGCCTCCTTCGTGCGTAGCGCAAGTGGTTTTTCTAAAGGGGGGTAAACCTCAAAAACAGAGGACTTTTATTTTTGAGATAACACTTTTTATCCATAAAATGTAAGTGAGGTGATATCGTGGATAAAGGATTGAATGAGAGAAAACCACCTACCCATTTAAAAAAGGTAGGAAAAGATACTTGGATTCGTATTTGGTCTGTTTTAGAAGGTGAAGGAAAAGCTGATATCAATGATCCTATTGTAGTTGAAACGATTGCTTTCAGTTATCAAATGTTTAGAGAGATGGCAGCTAATGTTAAAAAAGAAGGGCTGACAATGGAGCATACAAATAAAGCTAATGCTACAAATCTGACTAAGCACCCTTTGATATCAGAGATACCTAAGTATTTACAGCAGATACGTCAATATTTAGGGGAGCTAGGGTTGACTGGGGCAAGCCGTAAAAAGCTTCAGGAAGAGCTAACTGGAGACTCTGATGATGATTTCGACGACTTCTAAGCCATCTGAAATATCCAAGTGGTATAAAAATTGGCGAAATGAACAGATAAAGCATTTTTATATTTTGGTAGATTCCTCTCCTGAACTAAGAACAACTTGGTATGCAGAACAAGTTGTGAAGGGAAATATAAAAGCTAGTAAGAAAAATATCTTGTCTTGTCAACGTCATCTAAATGATTTGAAAAGACAGGGTACTGAGGAGTTTCCTTGGATATTCGATGAAGAAAAAGCTCACCGGCCTATACGATATATCGAAAAGTTCTGTCGTCCGTCAAAAGGTGACTATAAAAGGCTAGTTCTACAACCGTGGCAGCACTTTGTTATAGGTTCTTTGTATGGATGGATTCATAAAGATACAGGTTACAGGCGCTTTCGTGAGGGCCTTATTTTTATTGGACGTAAAAACGGAAAAACAACAATGATTTCTGGTTTGTCTAATTATGCTGTAGCTAAAGATAATGAGCCGGGTGCTCGTGTTTATGTTTTGGCAAATACAAAACAACAAGCTGGAGAATTATTTGATGAAAGTCGTGCAATGGTTCAAAAATCACCCTTTCTTCGGAAACATTTACGCGAAAATCAGAAAGGGATTTTTCATGATAAAACTCATTCTAAAATTGAACCTCGTGCATCAGATAGTAAGAAATTAGACGGATTAAATACACACCTTGGTATTTTTGATGAAATACATGAATTTAAAAACTTTAAGTTAATTAATGTAATTAAAAAATCACGTGGCGCACGTAAACAGCCAATGATTGTTTACATCACTACAGCAGGATATCAGCTTGAAGGACCACTTGTTCAATACTATGAAATTGCAACTGATGTTTTGGAAGGAGTTATCGACCAAGATAGAAAGTTTTATTTCATGGCTGAAATGGATAGCGTGGATGAAATTGAGAATCCTGAACTATGGATTAAAGCAAATCCTAATATGGGAGTTTCGCTAGATCTTCCATCGCTTATTGATGATTGGAATACAGACAAGCATACGGATGCTGAAAAGAATGACTGGATTACAAAACAATTTAACCTCTTTGTTGATAATGATGAAATGTCCTTTGTTGGTATTGAGATATTAAAAAGGAATGAAGAAATTATTGATATAAAGGGATTAGCTGGTAAAGAATGTGTTGCAGGTTATGATTTATCTGCAACAGAAGATTTTACAAGCGCTTGTTTAGAGTTTCCTTTAGATGACGGAAAGGTTTTTGTATTATCTCATAGTTGGGTTCCGCAGGCTAAAGTTGATCGTGATAACGAGAATATTAGCTTTAAAGAGTTTAAAGATAAAGGTTGGCTCACTATTATACCTGGTGAGTATGTGAAATATGAGTATGTTTATGATTGGTTTGTTAAGCAATCTGAACAATATTTCATAAAGAAAATCACTTATGATCCAGCTAATGCTTACCGTTTAAATGAAGATTTGAAAGCGTATGGTTTTAAAACAGAAACAGTTCGACAAGGACATTTAACTTTAAGTCCAGCATTAAAGGATGTCAAAGAGTTGTTGTTGGATGGAAAAATAATCAGTAATAAAAATCGTCTTTTCCGTTGGTATATGAATAATGTAAAGCTTGTGGAAGACAGAAACGGGAACTTTTTACCATCTAAACAGAGTAAATATCGAAAAATTGATGGCTTTGCAGCATTTCTAAATGCTCATACAGAAGTAATCCCGATGTTAACTCAATTACAAGGTGATGGAAATATTGAATTTATATCAGTTAACGATCTTTTTAAATAGAAAGGCGGTGAGAAATTGAAACTGATTAATCGTTTTAAAGGAGCGATTAAAGGAGCATCATTGGGATGGAAAGGTGCAGGATATAACTTCACTTCATGGTTTGGAAGGAAGTTTTGGGGTATTGATAATGCAAAGTTAGCTACAAATGAGACGATTTTTAGTGTGATTAGCAGATTATCTAATACGGTAGCATCTTTGCCATTAAAGCTTTATAAGGATTATGACACTGTTGTTAATCAAGTGTCTGATGTTGTAATGAATGAACCTAATCCAAACATGACCGGATTTGAATGGATAAATAAAATTGAAGTTTCAAGAAATGAAACTGGAAATGGATATGCAGCTATCATTCGTGATATTCGATTTCAAGTGGAATCATTAATCCCTATTGAATCCGCTTATGTAACACATTTTTTGAATAGGGATGATAATAATTTGTGGTATGAGGTACGTGGGATTGAAGGTACGTATTACATTCACAATATGAACATGTTTCATGTTAAACACATCACTGGTATTTCAAGATGGAAAGGTATTTGTCCAATTGATGTTTTGCGAAATACACTTGAATATGATAAGGCAGTACAAGAATTTAGTTTGTCAGAAATGCAGAAGAAAGATAGTTTTATTTTGGATTATGCGACGCAGGTAGATAGCGATAAGAGGCAAAAAATAATTGATGATTTTAAACGATTTTATCAAGAAAATGGTGGCATTTTATTTAGAGAACCCGGTGTAAATATTGAAGAAATGGAGCGGAAATATTTCGCTTCAGACACGTTAGCATCAGAACGAATTACACGTTCACGAGTTGCTAACGTTTTTAATGTTCCGGTTACATTTTTAAATGACACTGAAGGACAAAGTTATAGCAGTAATGAACAGTTGATGATTCAGTTTGTTCAAATGACTTTAACTCCTATTGTTCGTCAGTATGAGCAAGAAATGAACCGTAAGTTGTTAAATAAAAAAGAACGGCAAGAGGGACATTACTTTAAATTCAACCTTGGAGGGCTGTTAAGAGGTGATACAGCTTCGAGAACAGCGTATTATCAAGCAGCAATTAGGAGCGGATGGTTATCACAAGATGATGTGCGCCAAAAAGAAGACGAACCACCTGTTGGTGGTAATGCTTCGAAACTTTGGGTAAGTGGTGATTTATATCCAATTGACATGGAGCCAACTCAACGGAAGGGGGTGAAAAATGGTGGCAAAGAACAAACAGAATAAGTTTTTTCAAATGAAAGCATCTGCCAATGGTAAATCGGCCGATGTTTTTATTTATGGGGAAATTACAAAGTATGCATGGGAGGAATATGGAGAAGTATCTTCTATTACTTTCAAAAATGAATTGGATGAATTAGGTAATGGAATTGAAACTATCAACCTATATATCAATAGTCCCGGTGGATCTGTCTTTGAAACAATGGCTATTATTGCAATGTTACAGCGACATCCAGCGAAGGTTATTTCTTATATTGATGGCATAGGTGCTTCTTGCGCATCAGTATTACCGATGATTTCAGACAAAATCATTATGTATGCTAATTCAATGTTGATGGTACACAATGCTTGGACATATGCATCAGGAAATGCTGATCAGCTACGTAAAGCAGCGGATGACATTGAACGTATTAACCAATCGATGGTGCAACACTATTTAACTCGTGCTGGTGATAAGTTAGATGAAGATATATTAAAACAATTACTAGATGCAGAGACATGGTTATCAGCTGATGAAGCGATGGAGTATGGACTTTGTGATGAAATTATCTCAGCAAACAATGCCTCAGCATGTCTAGATGAAAAGTGGATGAAGGAATACAAAAATGTTCCACAACAATTAGTAAATACACAAGCAAACATATCACCAAACGAAATGTTAGAACGACAAAAAATTGCCGAAGAAGCGAAAGCTAACGCGGACTATATAAACACAATTTTAGGGGGAATTCATTAATGAAAAATAAATTTCGAGTATCTATTGGTAACTTTCAATACTTCTCAAAAAATACATTGTTTGAACTAAAACAAAATTTATCTACTATTGGTCAACAGCTACAAAAAGTAGAGAGTGAGCTTTCTCAGAAGGCGATTGATCCATCCGCAAGCATGGAGAGTCTTCAAGTGTTACAACAATCCAAGAAAGACCTTCAAATGCGTTTCAATGTAATTAAAGAACAACATGACACGATGGAAGCTGAACAAAAAGCACAATTTCAAACTCAAACTGGTTTGCAATCTATTGAAGATCCAAAACAAAAGGTAGTTGCAGCGAAAGCAGAATTGGTTCGAGCTACAATTCGTGGAGGTACCTTATCACAAGAAGCACGAGCAGCTCTTGGTGATAAAAATTCAACAGGTGGCGAAAAAATTCTTCCAACTACAATGACAAATGAATTATTGCATGAACCATTTGTTAAAAACCCATTAAGAGACGTGTCTACATTTACAAGTGTGACTAACCTTGAAATTCCTAAGGTTACTTTTACATTAGATGATGATGATTTTATTGCTGATACAGCAACAGCAAAGGAATTGAAAGCAGAAGGTGATGTTGTAACCTTCGGACGTAATAAATTTAAGGTGTTTGTACCTATTTCAGAGACTGTTTTAGCAGCAACTGATACAAACTTAGTACAAACTGTAGATCAAGCGTTAGAAAGTGGTTTAGCAGCAAAAGAGAAGAAAGTAGCATTTGCTACAACGCCTAAAGCTGGAGAAGAATCCATGTCATTCTATAAAGCTGGCATTAAGTCAGTTAAAGGCGCAACTTTATATAAAGCTATTAAGTCAGCAGTTGCAGATTTACATGAAGATTTTCGTGAAAATGCGACTATTGAGATGCGTTACACAGATTATCTAGAAATAATTGAAACACTTGCTAATGGTAGTGCTACTTTATATAATGCGCAACCAGAACAGGTTTTAGGGAAGCCAGTTAAGTTCTGTGATTCAGCAGTGAATCCTGTCGTTGGTGATTTCCGATATTCTCACTTCAACTACGATCCAAATATGATTTATGATCGTGACAAAGATGTAAAAACAGGTATTGAACTATTTGTTTTAACAGCTTGGTTTGACCATAAAATCAAACTGAAATCAGCATTCCGTATCGCTGAAGTACAGACTACACCCTAATTCGCCCCAAGGACCAACAGGGTTAAAAGTTGATTCTACAACAGTAACAACGGCCAACATTAGTTGGTCTCCTGTTGTGTATGATGGGGGTATTAAAGAGTATCAAATACTTCGCAATGGAAAACAAGTAGGGACATCAGTAACAGCGAACTATAAAGACACAGGCCTAACTGGTGATACAACATATTCTTATCAAGTGAAAGCAGTTGGAAATAACGGATTAAATTCTCCGTTAAGCGTTGAATTATCAGCGAAAACCAATGCTTCAGGATCATAGGTGATTATATGTTAGAGCTATTAAAAAGAAAAATGAAAATCGATGGAGATGAAGAGGATACAGATATTCAACTTCTAATCGATGGAGCAAAAGAATCCTTATTACAATCGGGTGTTCCTGAAAGTGAAAAGGCACTATATAAAATCGCGGTAATAACGCATGTTTTATTAAACTATGAGAATCAAGATAAATCATTAAATGTCCCTGCATTAAAGCAGTCGCTAGAAACCACGATATTACAATTAAGGGATTACAATAGCGGTGATAACCAATGAATCCAAGTAAATTAAATAAACGAATCATACTAGAACGAAAATCATTAGAAACAAAAGATGAGGAAGGGAACGCTATTCCATCTGAATGGAAAGAGTTCGTTAAGGTATGGGCAGAGGCTAAAACGCCATTTGGTACAGGGTTTAGATCAGAAATATTTCAAGGGAATGCAGAGTTTGTTATTAAATTAATAAATTTTACAATCCGATATCGAAAAGGCATCAATTCAGCAATGCGTGCAAGGTATGATGGCAAGCTATATGAGATTAAGTCAGTTATTGATATCGACGAACAGCATAAGGAAATGTGCCTAATTTGTGAGGAGCGATCCAATTGGCAGAATTAGAGGTCTTCGGTATAGAAGAATGGATTCGTGAATTAGAGGGTTTAGGTCAAGATGTCCCTAAAATTACAAAAGAAGCATTAAAAGCAGGTGCGGGAGTATTTAAGCAGAAGCTAGAGTTTAATTCTCCAGTAGGACCTGAACCAAATACACCAACACCAAAGCAACCGTGGTGGGATGGGAAACATGCTAAGAATGCTATCGAAGAGGGAAGAGTCGTAAAAAAAGGCGGCTCTTATTTCGTTGAAATAGGATGGGATAAAGCGGATCGATCACCTCACTTCTATATGAAGTTTCAAAATTGGGGAACTAGTAGAAACCCTAACCCTCCACATAAAGGCTTTGTAGAGAAAACATTGGTTCAGAGTGAAAAAGAGGTGTTACAAGCAATGGAACGAGAATTTATGCGTAGGGTCACAGGACGATGAAGAACTTCAATAAAGATGTGTTCGATGTATTACTTACAGATGCAGTTATTAAATCGGAGTTAGGTGGAGAATTCATATATCAGTTTGTAAAAGGTAACGACAATACACCTATATGGATTACATTTTCTGAATTAAATACATCTCCAGGAATGTATGCGGAGAATGAGGAAACAACCTCAAACGTTATGTACCAAGTTGATATATGGTCAATGTCACCAGTCAAAACACAACTAAAAACCGCAGTTGAGGCAGCTATGAAAAAGCTGTCTTTTCAGCGTTTAAGCACCTGTCCAGATTATGAAATGGATACAAAAATTTATCGATATGGTTTTCGTTTTGTAACGGAAGTCATAAATTAAGGAGGATAAAAAATGATTATTGATTTTAGGGATTTACATTATGCAGTTTTAACTGAAACGCCAGATGGTAAATATACTTACACTACGCCGAAAAGAATCGGTAAAACAGTTAGTGGTAAGGCTTCACCTAAGGCAGAAGGAGCAACTTTTTATGCAGAAGGCGGACCGGCAGCAACAGCTAGTGCATTCGGTGGTACTGAAATCGAGTTAGAAGTTGATAAGTTGTCTTTAACGGTTTACGCGGAATTATTAGGTAAAAAGGTTGTAAAAGGTCAAGTTGTTGATAATACAAGTGATGTTCCTCCTTATGTAGCTTTATTGTATCGTTTACCATACGACAACGGAAAAAATTTATATGTGTGTTATTACAAAATGAAGTTTGAACTTCCAAGTGATGAACATAAAACAGCAGAAGACAAACCAACATTCCAAAGCGCAAAAATTAAAGGGAAGGCAATTCAACGTGCGGATGGAAACTGGAGACATCGATTAGATGAAGAAGAAATTGGATTTGATGCAGCAGTTGCAGCGAATTGGTTTAAAGCAGTACCAACTCCACCTGTAGTAACGCCTTAATAGAATAAGAATAATGGGATGGCAAATGTCATCCCTATTTTAATTTAGGAGGAAAAGTGAATGAAAATTACTTTACAGAATGCAGAAGGTCAAAAAGATTTTTATTTACCACAGTTTATTCCGGGTTCAGCCACTTTTGAAGCATCTACACTAGCAGACGAGTTACACGCAGAGCTTGTTCCGAAAGAAACGATAGAAAGAGCAGCTAATTTCGTAGCACGTGTGTATGACAACCAATTTACGGCACAGGAGTTCGTTGATGGTACGCATGTATGGTTTCTGAGTCTTACAATTCATTCTATTTGTTTAACAATCATGGGCCGCTTAAATGAGGCAATACAGGTAATGGAAACGGTAGAAGATGCGAAAAAAAAGTTGATGGAACAACTAGAAATGAATCCGAAGGAAACACAGTCAAACATCAAGACATCGTAATCAATATTTATAACTTATTAATGGATGCAGGAATGACCCAAAACCAAATCAATGAGATGGATATTGCGTTTTACTTTACCTGTTTAGCAAGAAGACAAAAAGCTAATCGAGTGACAACAGCAAATCAAGCGCCGGCTTGGTTGTAAAGGTAGGTGAGGATTGAATGGCACTAGGTAATAATACAATTGGTGGTCGTGTCCGGTTGGATACTGATCAGTTTGAAAACGGGATTGCAGGTATTAATCGAAGTCTGAAACGAATCGATGCAGAGTTTAGAAATACTTCAGAACAGTTACGTGGCGTTGGCTCTGAGATGGATCAGTTGGAGAATAAGACAAATCATTTGAATCAAAAGATTGAAGCGCAAACGCAAAAAATGAAGCATTATGAGCAAGCTTTAAGGACTTCACAGCAAAAACAACAAGAAATGCGCCAAAAGTGTGAGCAATTAGCTACATCAATGCAACAATTGGAACAAGAAATACAGCAAAGTACACAAGCATATGGCAAAAATGCGCAAGAAACAAAAGATTTACAAGCTCAATATAATCAATTACAGCAAGAATATAAACAGGGTACACAATCTTTACAACGATTAACAGCACAAGTTTCTCGGAATGACACAGCCTTTAACAACGCTTCAGCAGCTTTACATCGTTATAGGAATGAATTAGGCGATACACAAGAAAGAATGGAACAGTTAGGCAATGTTTCTGTAAGATTGCGAGAACGCATGAACGAAGTTGGAAACACAATGCAAGATACTGGCTCAAGAGTTAGTCAAGGATTTGGAGCGGCCGCAGTTGGTGTTGCGGCAGGTGTTGGTGCATTAGTAGTAAATGCAGGTCAATTTGAAGAAGCGAATAAAAAAGTACAGGCTGGTTTAGGACTAACGAGAGAAGAAAGCTTAAAAGTTAGTGCTGTAGCAAAAGAAGTATGGCGTGAAGGATATGGTGAGGATTTAGCTAGTGTCAGCGATTCTTTAGTTAAAGTAAAGCGTAATATCAAAGATATTAACGATGATGAAACATTAAAACAAGTAACTCGCGACAGTGAAATCTTAGCTGAAACAATGGAGTCTGATGTAAACGAGGTTACCCGTGGTGCAGCTCAATTAATGGGTCGTTTCGGTTTATCGGGGCAACAAGCATTTGATTTATTAGCACAAGGATCAGCTAAAGGATTAAATTATTCTAATGAGTTATTTGATAATTTGAGTGAATACGGTCCTTTGTTCCATGAGATGGGATTTAGTGCGGATGAAATGTTTACAATTCTGATTAACGGTAGTAAAAATGGTGCTTATAATCTCGACTATGTGAATGATGTAATGAAAGAGTTTGGTATCCGTGTTAAAGATGGTAGTAAGTCCACAACAGAAGCAATGGGTCAAATGAGTAAAGAAACGCAAAATGTTTGGAAAGCGATGCTAGAAGGGAAAGCAACCTCCAAAGATGTTTTCAATGCTGTTTTAAATGAATTACGAACAACTGATGATCAAATTAAAGTAAATCAGTTAGGCGTTGCACTTTTTGGCGTGAAATGGGAAGATCTCGAAGCTACTACTATGTTATCTCTAAACAATATGGAAACAGGCTTAGGAAACTATAGTGGTGCAATGAATAAAATGGTTGACGGTTATGATACAAGTGCAAAGCAATGGAAATCTGTAACTAGAGAGTTACAAATTGCACTAGAACCACTTGGTAAGGTGATTCTAGATATTGCTAAACAAGCTATACCGGAACTAAAAGAATCAATTAAAGGGGTAGCAGATTGGTTTAACGGATTAGATGATAGTACAAAAAAAGTATATGGTACATCATTATTATTAGCTCCAGCAGTATTAGGGGTAGTGAGTGCCCTTGGAATGCTTTCTTTTGCTGTAGGTGCAATTATAGCGAACCCGATTGTTGCAACAATTGGTGGAGTTGTAATTGGATTAGGAGCATTAGGATTTGCTTTTGGTGAAGCTGGTAAAAAAGCAAAACAAGCAGAAGAAGATAGCAGAAAATACGGCGATGGTGTAAGTGAAGGTACAAAAAAAGCACTTGAAGGATACGTAAATTTAAAAGAAAAAGCTTTTAAGACGTTAGACGAAATTCCGGTACTTACTGGTGATAAAGCAAGAGAAGCCGTACAACGTGCTCATGATGAGTTCGGTAAGTTAGCGGACGAAGCAATTCAAGCGATTAATAAAGATAGAGGGAAACTTCAGGCGCATTTAGATAGCTGGTTTTCTGGTGAAACAGATTCAGCAGTATTAAGAGCGAAAGACAAAATTCTTAATGATCAAATGGAAGTATTCAAAGCGCAAGAAGAAGCAGTTATCAAAGCGAATGAGAAAATTCAGAGCTTACTCACACAATATAATGGACAGATATATAAGATGACTGCAGCTGATAAGTCGGTTTTTCTGACAGCTTTAAAAGCTATCGATAGTGAAGTAGGAAAAGCAGCTTCAAAAAGCGTAGATGAGATTCAAAAAATAGGTAAAGCAATGGATAACTTCAACAGCAATACTTCTGTTGAAACAATTCAAGGTAAAGTAAAAGATTTAGGGTCTGAATATAAAAAATTGACGAACGAGTTAGATAAGGCAAGACAGAAAGAAATAGAATTTGCAAAAAGTAAAATAGCTGATACTAAAGGGCAAGAGATTGCGATTGCACAAATTAATAAGAAATACTCTGATCAGTCTATCTTAATAACTGAAGGATATAAACAACAACTTCAACAAGCGCAGGAAGTGTTAAAGTCCAAGGGTATTGAAATGGATTTAACAACGGGTATTACGAAAGCCGAAACTGAAAAAATTAAAATTCAAGGTCGAGGATTTGGCGAATACGTAAAGAATTCAGAGATAATCGAGAGTACGAATGAAAATTTATTTAAAAGGCTTCAAGATAGAGCCGCAAAAGAATCTGATTTACGTAAGAAAAGTGCTGATGAGGTAAAAAGATATGGTGAAGCATTAATTGCCAATTCTAATACTGTTTATGATAGCCTTTTTCAATCAACTCGTGAAAAGGCTGTGCAAATTGGTAGTGATATCGCTTATGCATTAGAAGATGGTACAAAGGCTGTTAACTTAGGTGAAAAAGGCGTAGTAAAGGTCGAAGAGTTTGTTGATGGTATAAAAACAGGTAAATATAAGGTTCAGGATGTAGCGGTTGCTCTTATAAATACAATGCGTGTAGAGATGGGGAGTAAACCATTAACCGCAGAGGGTATTAAAGTGATGACTACGTTTGCTGATGGATTAAAGCAAATGAATGTTACAGATATCGCAACAAAATTAAACCTGGATCTTAAAAAGAATTTAGAAATTGATTTGGGTCCACTCGGTAAAATGACATCTACACAATTTGTAAATGGTTTGAAAGAAGGCACAGTTGGTATTGACGCTGTGTTTATTTTTTTCCAACAACATTTATCTAAATTAACAGCGACTGATTTATCTCAAGATGGAACCAAAATCATGTCTACTTTAAAAACAGGAATGGAAATGGGGTTCATCGGTGTACAAGATGTATTTAACAAGTTAGGAATAACACTGGACGATCAAACAAAATATGATTTAGGTCCTAATGGACAGTTTACAGCTAGTTCACTTGCACAAGGGTTGCAAAACGGACAAATTAACATAGATACAGCGCTTGAAGTCATTAGACAAATGGTTGTGCAAAAAACAAATATTGATACAACTCAACAAGGTTCAAATATCTCAGAAACAACCGCAAATGGAATTGCTAGTAATACAGCCCCAGAAAATGCAGCAACAGGGAAAAAACAAGCTGTGGAAGGTATTATGGGAAGTACAACCGATGGCGGTGGAGGGAATAAGAGCGGTAGTGAATTAGGACAAGGGATAATAAATCAAGAGGGCTATATTAGAGGAAGTGCTTTGCAAGTAGTCGCTAGTGCTCATGGTGCTTTTAACACGATAAATGGAAACCCGGCAGGTAATCAAGGGGGCCAAGGTTTTGCAGGTGGTATCGTCAATCAAAAAGGTTATATCCGAGGGAGTGCTCTTGAAGCTGTAGCTTCAGCTCATGCTGGCTTTAATAACGTTAATGGTACGCCACAGGGTCAAAAAGGTGGTAGTCAGTTTGCTCAAGGTATGGAAGATACAAAGGGGCAAGCGAGATCAAGTGGTTCTAATGTAGCGGAAAGTGGGAATTCTGGTCTGAAAAGTGTTAGTTCGATCAGTCCCGGTGAAGCATTTTCTAGTGGATTTGCTTCAGGTATTTCTAATGGTAGATGGAATGTACAAAGTGTAGCATCTAGTTTAGCAAGAGGTGCATTCGATGCTTTAAAGGCTACACTTAATATGAACTCTCCATCAAGATTAACACGTGATCAGGGTGGTAAACCTTTTAGTGAAGGTTTTGCGCTGGGTATTCAAAAAACATCTTATATGGCAGAAAATGAAAGCCGCACTCTTGGGACGAATGCTTATAAGTCTCTTGTAAATACGCTAAAATCCAATGATTTAGCATTTGCAGGTGTTCAAATGGCGCAAGGACTTGCAGCCGGGATTAAGAGTCAATATTCTGTAGTACGAGATGCCTTGCAAGATACAGTAACAGGTGCAATTGATGGTATTCGTTCTATAAAACCAGAAGAAATATTTAGTTTTCAAGGTGATGAGCCACTAACGAAATATTTCAATGCAATCTTTGTGGATGGAGATTGGCAAAACGATTGGATAACACATATCCCAGAGAATATGCGTGATATGGTTAGAGAAATCGGACGTCAAATGGAACGTTTTGAAGGACTTTCAATTTATGATGTTGGTAATCTTTCTAGATGGAGAGAAGTGTTATCGGATAATCCTAATGCCATTCAGTATAGACCAGATAACGATAATCCAGATAAGGGACAATATATGCCATATAGTAACAAAGATCTTGCACAACAAAGACCACTACAAATTGTAATAGATAGAATGGTTCTTGCAGAATTATTAATATCTCCATTAGAGCTATTGCAAGGACAGAAGTTTGAGACAGATTTATACAATGCAGGGGTGAGACGATGACGAATCAAACTCTTACAATTATTCAGGAAGATGGTTCTAAGTTTGTTATTTCATCTAATGACAAACTTACTGTTTTAAACTTTCTTCCTAATTCCCCCTTCTATAACACTGGATACGAAAAGTTAGATGGGAGACATGGGGAAATTGACTTAGGTGGAAGTTTTAATTCAAGGGACGATATTAAATCTTTATTTCTCGCAGAACCACATGGGATAGATGATTTTTATAAAGTTCGAAATTTTATGTTCCGTCTTTTCGCTTCGCAATCTCCATTTTATATTGTTTCAAATAGAGAGCCTGAAAAGCGTTGGAAAGTACGAGTGTCAAGTAAGTATGAAGTAGAACCGCAGGCGAACGGAAACTACAGCCTTATAGAAATTCAGTATAAATCAGCGAATGCTTTTGCTGAATCCGTACAATCGACGTTAGAAAAGATGAAAACAGAGTATACAAGAACAACAGCTACATTCTCTATTGATAATAAAGGTGAAGTAGAAATTGATCCAAGGCAAATGCCTTTACGAATTACCTTTAAAGGTGCTTCTGAAAACCTTAAGATTAAAAACAAAACAACGAAAGACGAATGGACGTATAACGGCACAACAACGGATAAAGATACAATTGTGATAGATCAAGTGAGAAGTACGAAAAACAGCTTGTCCATTGTTCGAAACACAAATAAAAAAGTAATATCTTTAAGGGAAGGAATAAATGAATTTGAAATCACAGGCGCTAAAGGCGCTTTTTCTATTTCATTCGATTTTCGTTTCCAATACTTATAGAGGAGGTGCGATGTTGGAATTAGTTACAGTAACTGATTTAACAGGAAGTACAGAGATACTAACAGGGTTTCCAACTATAACTAGAGTCCGTAGGGTGAATGGGGAAAAAGGAATCAGTTTTCTACTATATCCTACAGAAGAAAATACACATTCCTTTCCGTTGGTACAAGAAGAAAGCAAAATTGAATTTGATGGCGAAATTTATATTGTAAAGCATTTAGCAGAAAGAACTATAGGGGATAAGTTTTATAAAAGGGCCGAATGCATTCATGAGTTTTACGTGAATATGTTGAATAAACAACAGTACAAAGTTCATAATGGCAGCATGACGTTTCGTGATGCGGTAGATTTTGTATTCGAAGGAACTGGTTATCAAACAGCAATTATTGATCAGTTTTATGCGGAAGACTTTCAAGAGTTTGGTAAAGAAAATCGATTGGCGTTATTAAAAAAGATATTAGAACGCTATAAGGCAGAAATATCCGTGCGTGGAAACCTCGCGAGTTTTAAAGAAAGAATAGGGGAAGATACAGACTTTCAATTTCGATACAATTATAATATCAAAACATTCGAGCGTGATACTGATACAAAACCCCTTGCTACTTATATTCGTGGATATGGTAAAGACGGATTAGAGAGAGAATACACCAGTCCGAATGTACATAAATTCGGTCTAAATGAAGCTGATTCCATAGATGATGAACGATATACAACTATAGAAGGGCTAGATAAGGCATTAAAAGAAAACCTACAGGACACGCCAGTTGTCAGTATGACAATTGACTTTATAGATTTGAGAAAAGCCGGATACCCCTACAATGTTCCGAATGAAGGGGATCGGGTTCTTTTAATTTATGAGCCAATGGATATTGATATTGAAACCAGAATTATGGAGATTGAGGAAGTATTTAATGCGAAGCTAGAGCCGATTGCATGTAGGGTTACACTAGCTAACTATAAAAAATCTTTTGGTGGGACACTTTTTCAAACTGTACAGAAGGCAATGAGTGGCGTTGTAAACGAAGATGGGAAAATTAAATACAATGCCTTAGATGAAGGCGTTAAACGTGCAAGTGAAGCAATTAAGAACGCTCAAACAGAATTAACATTTGAGAATGGCATACTTGGCGTTGATCCTAAAAATCCAAATAACCTTGTAGCCTTCACCAGTGCTGGTATCGGAATTAGCCGAGATGGTGGAAAAACATTTAAAGAAGCCCTTACTTATGAAGGGCTTGTTACTTCAGCGGGTGTTGTTGGTCAATTGGAAGCAAATAATGTCCGAATTGGACTAGGTACATTTTTTGAAGAAGGTTATGATCCATTAAAGGTTTCAAACAGATTAGAAACCTTAATTGATAATGTATCTAAAGATAATGTGATTAGCGTAATTGAAAAACAGTATCTTAATTCTGAATGGAATAAAATACAAAATGAGTATCGATCCATGATACAGATCGCACTTGGATATTGGAAGGCAGAAGAAAAGATTGCAGAAAGAGATATGTATACTCAAAGGTACAACGAATTAAAAACTTTTTTAACAGTGTTGGTTGATGAAAATAACAAGGCTGCCATTTTAGCGCCTTCAAACATGAAAAAAGATTCTATAATCGATGGGGAATTGTATAAAAATCGTTTGAAGAATTATTTTGAAACGCAAAACGCCTTGAACGGATTGATTGTATTAAAAGCGAAAGAAATAGCAGAAACGGCTCAAAAAACAACGGAAAATATATCAAAGACATTATTAGATTTTGTGGACGATTCCAAAATTGACATTATGGAACGGAGATATATTAAAGAACAACTAGCAAATATAATTGGAACAGTGTTGCCTGATACAGCAAATACTTTGCCAATCGTTACCGCCTTAGACAGTGGAGGAAAAGGTGAGTTATATTCTATTCGTAAACAGGCAATCAACATAGGGATACCTACTTCAGATGCGAACTATATCGCTGTGGCAACCCAATATACGAATTTAAAACTATTTCTAGAAGATCTTACACCAATTGATGTATGGGACACCTCTATTGGTAATAAAGACAAAGTTATCTCCATTAACCCTACTGTATGGGGTGATACATGGCTCAAATACTATCAAGCTGTAGATGCTCTAAGTGAAGTTATCCAAGCGAAAGCGAAAAAGAATGTGGACGAACAAACATCTGGTGGAAGTAATATTTTAAAAAATACAGCGGACTTTATTGCGAATCGGCTGTGGGGAGACAATGGACAAGGTGGCGGTGTTCCAGATAGTTCAATCTTATATAACGGAAAGAGAACATTAAGGGTTCTTATGCCACAAGGGGTTAAGTACCTTGAACCTAATATACCTTTGAAAAGAAATACCTATTATACGTATTCTACAATGGCATACGGTTCAGCAGCAGGAAATGGGACAGCGATAACGCCACTTCATTTTTGGGCGCATACAGCAAAAGATACAGCAGGACAGATGGTTGAAATTATAAAGTATGATCAATCATTTTTATCAAAACAATGGAAAAGGTTATACGTCACTTTTTTAACACCAAAAGATAAAGATTTATATTTTTCTCCTTATATTTTTAATGGGATGGCATCCGGTACATTAAATGTGATTGAGATGGCGTTTCAAGAAGGTAGCATATTAACTGGCTGGACAGAAAACCCGGATGAAGTACGAGAGAAGATTGAAAAGATTCAAACGGATTTACGTTTAACAAGTCCACTTCCAACAACAATAAATTTGGACTCGAATGGTATAACGGCCAATACAGGGAAATCAGATTCCTTTGCAAGATTGGACTATCGTGGTCTGTATTCAAAAAAAGGCGCTGTGCAAATAGAACGGGAAGATGGTTACAATTTAATCATAAACGGGATAGCCAACTTTGATATGAATGTTAGTTCTCATGAACCGCCGTTTATGTCACCAGGTGTAAATTATAGCGCCTATTGGTATGCAACACGTAATACAACATGGTCGAATTGTAATTACTTCACTTTAAAACATACAGGTAGATATTTAGTTTTTGCGTTGAGTCTTGCAATTGATCCGGGTTCATCGGCACAAGTGAAAATAACCGATGTAGACGGAAAGGACTTATGGTACACCATGCATAGCAAAACGATTGCGAATGATTATTATGTAAATGCCATGATTGATCTGGGTGTACCAACAGGAAATATGAAGTATATCTATTTGAAATTAGCATCCAATAGTGCCAATCATACCGCTTATGCAAGATTATTAAGTGCATGGCAAGAAAGGTGATGGGAATGGAAATGAAAGAACAATACGATTTGTATGAACGATATAAAACATGCATTTACTGTGATTCAGACGAAGCAGGGAATATAACACGGTTAGAATGTGGACAACATATTATACCGAGTAGCGATTATATACATTTTTTCCGAGTTGATCGCTACGTAACAGACACTATACAAAACTATAAGGTCGTCTGGAATGGGCGAGTTGCAGAGTTACAGGCGATTGATTTAGAAACAGAAGAGAAAGTAAAGAAAATATATTTCGCACCTACAAAAGAAGAATTAGAACGAGAAAAAGCAGAAATGGAAGCGAAAATTAAAATGCTTGAAGAACAAATAGCAGCACAACAAGTCGCACCAATCGAAAAAGAATAAACCAAAGAGAGACAATTAAATATGTCGCTCTTTTTTTTTGCCTAAAAAGGGGTGGTCAAAGTGGAAGGGTTACAAGATGTAAGAAATGATGTACAAGAAATGAAACAAGAAATTAAGGAAATAAGGTTAGATGTTAAAGGTTTGGAAATGCGTACAACAGGCAACGAGAAAGATATTGATAATATCAACAAGCAATTAGATAAGATCAGTGCAAATACTACTTGGATTTTACGGCTTATTGTCGGTGGAATTGTAGGAGTAGCACTCACCTTCTTTTTGAAAGGAGGTGGTATGTAATGGTTAGTTTAGCCGTAATGATAGGAATTGTAGTTGGTCTATCACAGATCGCCAAAACAATTGGATTACAAACAAAATATGTTCCGTTATTGAATTTAACGCTTGGCATTGTGCTAGGCGTTTTATTTTTGGACGGAGATATCAAAACAAATATATTTCAAGGAATCATCATTGGACTGTCAGCAAGTGGATTATTTGACCACACAAAAATTATAAAAAAGGATGTTGATGCTAAATGAAAAAGACAATGAAACATATTACCTCGTTTCTTATGATTTTAGTACTTGCTGGCTCGTTTGCTACAAGTGCTTTTGCTGATAGAACGCTTATTATTCCTGATTTACCTAAACAACCATATCGTTACGGTGTTGGTGCTTACGAGGGCGTTGTAGCTCATTCTACGGCGACTCCAGAAGCACCAGCTATCAATATTCAAAAATATGAGTCTCGTACATGGAGAAATGCATTCGTTCATTATGCAGTAGATTGGAATGAAACAATTCAAATTGCTGATACAAAGTACATTGCTTATGGTGGTGGACCAGGAGCAAATAAACGCTTTGTACATGTTGAACTTTGCGAAACAGCGGATTACGATAAATTCAAACGTAGCTATGATAAATACGTGAAGTTACTTGCTAAAATCCTTCGTGATCGTGGTTTATCTGTGGAAAAAGGATTATGGACTCACTATGATGTAACGAAATATCTTGGTGGAACAGATCATGAAGATCCACTTGACTACTTAAAGTCTCATGGCGTTTCAGAAGCTCAATTTAGAGCAGATGTACAACGAGCATACAATAATTCTAGTGTGGATGTTTCTGTTCCTGAGAAGCCATCTAAACCGGCAGAAGTTCCAACAGCGGTAACAGATGGAATTGCTTATATTGAAGGCTACAACGTTAATTTACGTAAAGGACCAGATACAAGCTATTCTAAGATTCGTCAGTTAAATAAACCAGAATCTTATGTTGTATGGGCTGAAAAGGATGGTTGGTTAAATCTTGGTGGAAATCAGTGGATTAAGAATGATCCATCTTATGTGAAGTTTAGTAAGAAGAGTACAGTGGATACCTCTATTGTAGGAAAACGCGTTGTATCTAAAGTTAACAATCTACGTTTCTATGATGCTCCATCTTGGCAGGATAAAGATGTTGCTGGTTCTATAGGTGCAGGACTAGGATTCACAATCGATGCGAAAGTAAGCGTCAATGGTTCGCCACAATATAAAGTGCACAATAGCAAAGGAAAAACATACTATGTAACAGCAAATGAAGCCTATGTGTATGTGAAGTAGAAAAAAGAGTCCTACCCATTATTGGGTAGGACTCTTTTTTATTTAACTATCTAACTAATTTATTGAAATTAACTTTTTTCTAAACCAAATGCATCCCAAAACTATAAAATATAGCACAACAATGGAGAACAAATATAATTATATTTTTAAAATTGTTGATATAATGTTAATAGAATATAGAGTATGTTTAGCTATAAATCGGGAGGGATGCTCAATGCAAGCATCATCAGGTGAATCTATGCAGTATATAATTGATAGTATATTGGATTACATAGAACGGGATAAAACAAGTTATGCCATTTTATTAAACGGGAAATGGGGGAGTGGAAAAACATATTTCTGGGAAAATGTATTAAAAGAAAAAATAGAGAAAAAAACTATTTACGTGTCATTATATGGTATTAACAGTACAGAAGAAATCAGTAAAAGGATCGCCTTAGGTAGATGGGAAAATGTCCAAAAACTTAATGAGAGTAAATGGGGCGGGAGAATGACGGAGTTAACAAAAGCTACCTTTGGAATTCTGAAAAGCGTTGAGATCCCGTTTGTTAAAGAAATATCATTACCTAAAATAGATTTTGACCAGTTTTTTGATTATACTAACACCGTGTTGTGTTTTGATGATTTAGAAAGAGCAAATATAGATGTTAATGAAATATTAGGCTATATAAATAACTTTGTGGAACATGATGGCATCAAGGTTATTATTATTGGCAATGAAGAGGAAATCGCTGAGAGATTAAATGAACAAAATCTGGAATTGAAAATGTTGACAACATATTTTTATTTAGAAAAAGGTAATTTTAATAATATTCAACCCTCAAAAGAAGAACAAATATCAATAAATGATTTAATGACCAACAAATTAAGAGAATTATTTCATAAAAAAAATGAATATAATAGAATAAAAGAAAAGCTCATTGGAAAAACCTTAACAATACAAATTGAGGAGAGACCTCTAATTCAGGATATTATTCATGATACAAAGGGAAACGAATTACATAGTTTTTTAGAACATAACATAGAAATTATTGAAACAACTTTTAAAGAAAGTGGAACAAAAAATATTAGAATCTTAAAACAAGGATTAGAAGACTTTGAATTAATTCATAAAAATTTTAAAAAATATAATTATGAATCAAATGTAATGCTTCAATCAATATTAAAATTTGTAATAGCAGCTTCATTTGCAATAAAAACTAATATGCCAAATAACGAAAAACTAGAGGAACTTATTTCTCACGAGGATTTTGAATCGAATTTTAGCTTAATTGGTGGAAAAAGGAACGAATTTATAGAAAAATTTAATACAAAGTATTACCTTAATTGCGTTGGTGAATATAAAAGAAGATTTTTTAAATTCGCTGAGGTATTAATAAGAAAAGGAATATTTAACAAAGATTTATTTAGAATGGAAATGGATGACTTCAGATCAGTTTTGAATGGAACAAAACATACAGATCCACACGAAGATTTTCTTAAAGGAGAATATTGGAATTTCACAGATGATGATGAATTTTTGGAAATTGAAAATGCTATATATCAAAGATTAATAAATGGAGAGTTTCATTTTATCTTTTATTTCCATGCGTATTCAATGTACACGTTTTTCTCTGACAAGAATATAATTAAAAAAGATATTTTGGATATAAAAAATGGATTGTTGAACGGGCTGGAAAAAAACCAATATAAGGGGGAGTACATTGAAGATATTGAACCTCTTGTTTATATTGAAGAAGGTGAAATTGATGAAAATCTTGTGGAAATTAAAGATAAGATAATTAAAATAAATAATAATTTAAAAATAGAAAGAGAACAAAAGAATGTAAAAGAGCTAGTTCAACAAATGCAACTTGATCCTTATAGATCTTATTTAAACGTGAAAGCAGGTTATGCGTCAGTTCCGTTTTTTGAATATTGTAATGTGGATGAATTATATAAAAGTATAATCAAATTATCAGCATTAGATATTAAAGATATTATATGGTTAATAGACAAGAGAATTACATTAGTAAGTGGTAATAGTGAATTACTAAAGGAACTTCCTAATTTACTGGAACTTAAATGTAAGTTAATTGATGAGATTAACTTCGATAAAATGACACTTAGATTAGCTTTATTAAAAGAATTAATAGAAAAAATTGATGAATTTGAAGATAAGATAAAGTGTTTAAATAGTACAAGCCAAGCAACTTTATAAAGACAAAAAAACCGGCTCTCGGGAGTCGGTTTTTAATTTATATCAACAAATTCATCGAATTTTAATCTTGTTTGTAATCCAAACGCATCCGTAGAATAAACGGTTTTATCTTGCACATCAATACTGACAACAGTTATGTATTTATCTTGAATAAATCCATCTCGGTAGTATGTAATCAAAATCTCTTCTTCTTCACGGAGTGATCGCATTAATTCTCGTTCTATCCGTTCCTTTGAATCTTGAGTTATAAAGGGCTTAGATACTTTGTTTAATTCGCCTAAAATTCCTCTAATACCTGCAAATTGCTCCGGCATACTGACCGTTTGTTATCAAGACCTTTTTTTTAAAACCAATAAAAACAAAACCCTCAGATATNNATATCTGAGGGTTTTGTTTTACTTTTTAAAATGGTAATTCATCTGTTTTCTTTGAAAGCGTATGTTCTATCTGTTTCAAAATGGAATTATAATAAACTTTAATTAAGTCCCTTTCACTTTTTGCGATAAAACTATTGTGTGCTATGAGATTTCGACAATCCGCCATTTCTATGATCTTTTGAATTACAAAATCTTGTGATGGAAAATATTCTTTAAATAAGTCCCAGTTGTTACTTATTAAAGTCGCTATATCTTTAAAGTCTAAATAGAATAAATCATTATTTCCTCTGACACTTAGCCATTTTTGATTTTGTTCTTTTTCTTTTCTTGTTGAGATAGTGTTTCTTAATGAATTAGGAATTGTAAGTTTCTTAAAATATTCTTCTCCAAATGATTCTCTCGCTACATTTTCAATAAATACCCTTAATGAGTTTTCAACTAAATAAAGATAGGTGTATGTTTCAGACATATACAAACCTTTTTCTCTTATATCTTCCGGAAGTATTTTCTTTAAAATGGAATTTGAGCTATTTTTAACTTGCATTTCAAATTCCATAAGGATATCATCTTCTAAATCAAAATCTGTTATTAAATCTGGTACGAATACAATTCCTTTAATGTCATAACCCACTGTTCCTGGAATAAGCCTATTACATATTATTTCTAACTTATTTTTAATAACTATATCATCGAGATTATCTAAATAATTCGGATTTACCGAAAACTTTACATTGATTCCGATTGCGTTCCATCTGCTGCTCGGAGAACCATCTACATAATAAGATGTACCCAAATCGTCTAAAGAAAGGACTGATTTTTGTAAATACATATACAACTCGGATTCGCCTGTTCTTTTAAGTTCTAACAAAATACCTGAAAGTAATTTTTCCTCTGAAAAAGGTAACTCATACGTGTAATCACTCAACGGATATATCCTCCTCAAAATCTTTTATATCACTATTTTAACATTACCTTCTTGTAGGGTATTGAAAATGTTTTGATAACGTTGTAGATTCTTTTCGTTTTTCTCAGCTACATCTTCTCGACCTCTTTGTTTTGCTATTTCAATAGCTTTTACATCATGTCATTTTGTACTTCTTCATTTCGGGAAAGGTAGTCATAGAAGTTTGCTATAGCCGTAATTGTAAGGTTAATTGTCTTTTCCGTTCCCCAGCTTTTATTTTCCATGATAATCCCCCGATTCGTGTAATTTATGATCATTATACACGAACGTTTGTTCTTTTTTGAAGCGTGATTTTATATGAATGTGTTTATGTGTTTTTAAATTTTTCTTCAATCCAAATATCTTCTACTCTCATATCAAGAACTTTAGCAATTCTAATAGCGACTAAAAGTGTCGGTGTTCCCCCTTGAAGTAGGTTGGTCATTGTAGAATTAGCTATACCAACTTTTTTAGCCACAAATCCGTAACGTAACCCTTTTTCATCTACAATCTGTTTTAAATTGCTACGTAGCATATTCACACCCCCTATATGTATATTCTTGTGAAATCATTTTTGTCCTTTTAAAAAATAAATTTCAGGTGGACAGGCAATGTATTTCATTCTAGTTCATATACCTATATCAAGACCATGAGGAATACCAAGTGGAACAAGGGACATCAAGAGGGGAGAGTGCTATATGCGCTGGCAGTATAATCACTTGAACACAACTCGATATTTACATCCTTCAAAAGAATTAAAGGGTATGTACAATGAAGCAAGATCCAGAGCAGAAACAGAATCTATTCTAAATCACATGAAAAATCACAAAGTCTATGATCGAAAAGAATATAAAGGGTATTTCAGTTTGTCACAGGTATTGGAAGAAGATCTATATGGTGAGGAAGAAGAAATTTTTAATTGGGAAATTCTAATGGATTGTTATGATGTCGTCCGTACAAGAAAAGGTATTATATTTCGTGAAAAGGAAGAGGAGGAATAAACATGACACTAGCAGGGGAAGCGGTAATTATTTGGACGGCAACAGGCTTGTCAGTTGTTGCAATGAAGGCAGCAGAAAAAATGGGGAAGAGTGTTCCTCATTGGCTTCCACGTATCACCTTGTACACAACGCTCACAGGCTCATTCTTATATCTTCTACGTTATGTTCTAGTTATGTTTCTATAATGGAATACAATGTGGAAGGGCGGGACAACAGGAAGGCTATAAGAAAATACTTGTCCTGTTATATTCCAAAAGAGTGCAATGTTATCCTTATAGGATATCTAAGGGGGAAATGTTTATGCTGGAGTTACTAATGGTCCCTACAGCAGCATTAACTTATGCATTAGTAAGTGATAAGTTCAAACGAAAAGATGATGATAAAAAGAAGATTCAAGTCTTTTTTGAAGTGAGCGGAATCGCTATTAAAAGAGAAGATAAGCTACACTACCCAGAGTTTCAAAAACAAGTCGATGATGATCGCAGCAAAACTTATATTTATACTTTACCTGTTGGTATGCCTAGTAAAATTATTCAGAAGGTCGAGGATGTTGTGAGTGAAGGATTAAATAAACCTGTTCGGATTCATTATGATAATTACAAATTAAGCATTCGAGTATTTCATAAGGACATACCGAATAAGTGGGAATGGTCAAAAACATTAGTTGAACAAGGGAAATGGCTTGTACCTATAGGGCAAAGTTTAGAAGAGTTAATTTATCATGATTTTGATAAAACGCCACACATGACTTTAGGTGGCTTAACACGTATGGGAAAAACCGTATTTTTAAAAAATGTAATGACATCTCTTATTACGGCGCAATCAGATCATACTTATTTATACATTGTCGATTTAAAAGGCGGTTTAGAATTTGGGCCATATCAAAATTTGAAGCAAGTTGAATCTATAGCAGAAAAGCCGATTCAAGCATTTCAAGTTTTAAATACAATTCTTGAAAAGATGGAAGAGAAGATGTGCTATATGAAGGAAAGGCATTATACAAACGTTGTGGAAACAAATATAAAAGAACGACATTTCATTATAGTCGATGAAGGGGCTGAGCTTTGTCCTGATAAGAGCATGAGTAAAGAACAGCAAAAATTATTAATCGCATGCCAGAAGATGCTTTCTTATATAGCAAGGATTGGTGGGGCACTTGGTTTCAGATTGATTTTTTGTACACAGTACCCAACAGGAGATACATTACCGCGACAAGTTAAGCAAAATTCAGATGCAAAGCTTGGTTTCAGATTGCCAACACAAACAGCTTCCCAAGTGGTTATAGATGAATACGGACTAGAATCGATTAAAAGTATACCCGGACGCGCGTTATTTAAAACGGATAGGTTAATAGAGATACAAGTACCTTATATTTCAAATGAAACGATGTGGAATGTACTAAAACAATATGAGGTGGAGAAACATGAATATACAAACACACATCAAATTGAATCGTCAGATGATGATTCTGACCTCGATTAGAAAGCTGAAATTTGCTACACGTAGACATTTAATGGCCATACATGATTTAGGTGGTATAAGAAATGCAAACCGTATATTAAAGGATTTAAGCTCTTTTGTTAATAGTACAGCGTATAAAAAAGAATATGTATATTACTTAAATAAAAAAGGTCGTGCGCTATTTGATGATACAGAAAAAATCGTACCAACAATTCGATTAGCACACAGCCTTATGAGAAATGAAGCGTGGCTCTATCTGTTTTGTCCGGATGACTGGCAGATAGAAACACCTATACGTTATAAAATAGATGATAAAAAGAAGACAATTATTCCGGATGTTAAATTCCGAGATGAAGAAGAAATATTAAATGCTGTTGAAATAGATCGGACTCAGATGATGAATGTAAATAGCGAGAAGATGAAAAGATATGGGGAATTTACTATATATTATAAAAATAAATACAATGGAAAAGTACCAATCATTCATTTTTTTACATTGACGGAATATAGACAAAAGACATTAGAACAATTTGCAGCAAAGAATGACGTGTATGCAAAGGTACATGTTTTGACTGAATTATAAATAGAAGAACTATAAAAAAGTGCTAACAAGTTTGCAAACTAACTTGCTAACACCTATACGAAATAGACATAAAATATCGCTGATATGTCACTTGAAAAAGTAGACTTAAACAAGTAGATAACGCTAATATGGAAACCTCATAAATTTATCGGTAATATACGTGGTATTGTAATAATCTCAAGCGCTATCTGCGTTGAATATAGGAGTATTTGAGTTAAATCTAAAGCGAGTGTTAAAAGTATTATGAAGCTTGTAAGAATTACAAAACTACCCCAAAAGAAACTTTTTGAAGTGTTGCGGAAATCTTTTATTAAGGAAAAGAAAGAAAAAAATGCGGTAACAATAAGAATGAAAATTTTATACTTATCAGACATTATAACCCTCCCAAAGAACAGTAACTTATATTATACCGTATTTTTCAGTATTATTATAAATAGACTTTAAAGTGAATATTACGAAAAAAGAAAACCACAACTAATGTTTTAAGTTGTGGTTTTCTTTTTTGAGTACTTTGTTTTAGAAGATAGATAATCTAGAATTGAAAAAACTTTAAAGGGATTACCATACTTTATTTCCGATCCAGCATCAGGTGCTCAATGAAACGGTATGAAAGGTTATAGGCTGGTAATACGAGAATAAATAAGGGCGGATCTGTGTACAACAATATTCCCATATCAAAGTTCTACTAGAGAAAAGTAGTTAGTTAAGGGCAGTATGTGAATAAAAAACAGATGGGTGTGGAAACTAAATATTTATGACATTAAGGACAAAGATTAGGAAATATAGATTGGTATGAAAAAGTACAAAAATCTAAAATTAGAATGAGCATTGAA